CAAGCGCGCTCCTGATCTCAGTCAAAGTTGAGAGAGGACTCAAATCAACCGTTGTGCCCCGCAGGGAATTCATTGCAGAGCGAATGTCTGCCTGAATAGACGATGCGGGACTAGCCAAATTAACCGACGCGGCGCCTCGATTGTGGACGACTATGAGCCCGACAGTGTATGAAATCCACCAAGGACTTCTGTAAGACGCACGAAATACGCGAAGAACGACATCATATTGGAAGGACTGCCAAGTCAACTGGACGGTGACCCCAGCGGTCCGCAGGGAGTCAAATGTCCTCGCCCTTGTCTCTGCGTCAGGTCCCGTGAAGACTCCACTAAACCAGATATCGCTGTCTTCAGGCCCCAGCAGTTCCAGTATCCTCTGTCCCCCGGCAAGACGGTGTATTGCCATCCGCTGTGAGCCACCGAAGTAGATACAGCCTGGGACCTCGAAACCAGCAAGCCGTACCGGGCCTACGGTGACGTTGGATGAGTACAAGTTGGTCTTCCTATCTCAATCCTTTTACCTAGCAGGCCTAGAATGGAGACAGCCTCGACCGGGGCGCCGAGATTCGAGGGTCGATTCCTGTCATCCCGGTCGATTGCCTCGATAGAGTCTGCGCGAGATGCTCAACAGTCCAGCGACCTAGTGATGTGCTGTCGAGATGGATCACACCTGATCTCGAACCTGGCTTACCATTTGCTTGACCCGGCTGTTTCGAAGAAGGATCCATCGCGGCCTCGGCCGCAACCTTGGTGAATCCCACAGGTGCCACCGGCTCAGCATGAGGCGCTACATTGTTGATTCCTGCGTTGGTCGGCCTGGCCGCCAGGACATTTTGCGTCAACTGGTCCGTTTGTTGCGTCGTGATCTCGTCGCGCGGCACTGACACCGGAGCAAACGATCTTTTTACGGACGGCGATTTCCCAGAGTTCAACGCCGTATGACCTGTTGCGGGACTCATCTGAATGGACGAGCGCAAGACGCTACCAGCAGCGGACCGACTCGGATTCGAGGCTTGCACTGTTGTCGAAATTGACGCCGCACTCTTCCTCGTCGACCATCCGCTACGGCCCGGAATACTATTGCCAACTCGCACCCGCGCCGGGAGAGATCGGCGAACCGTGCCATTACCGGCCGATGGACGAGGCTGAAACTTCGAACGTCCGTGCACCGATACGTCCCGGTCCGGTCGGATGCAGGCTGCCGCCTTGCTAAAGGCGCCCCCCCCAGTAGCCGTAAATGCTGGCCAAGCAGCCATCGGATTGTCCACAGGCCGCCTGAACCGTCCGCGAGCCGGAAACGGAGCGATTGGATGTCGCGAGAAGGACGTGACCTGCTGAAGACGCAGGAGCCGCGCGATTCTCTCTCGTCCCTGGCTAGCTGCAGGTGTCTTATGGGTAATTGATGCAATCACGTCCCACTCCTGCCTCAGTCATTTATGATAAGAATACTTAGGTGTCATTCCAGCTAAATGTCGACCAATTGAAGATATGGCCGGAGAGTGTCCCGAGGACGATAACATGCGCTATTCTTTCATCCTCCGGCAACGCGAGAGCAACATCGTACGGCACCCCGTTTTTCACGAGGTAGAGGCAGTCGATCAAGACGGGGTGCCTGGCGAGTTTCCCAAATGGTCAACACCAACCACTGCGGCGTCGCCTCGTTCCAGGAGTTTACCGATCGCTTCCAGTCCCTGGTCGCCTAACATCTGGACCGTAGCCTCGATCTGTTTTTCATTTGTGGGCGTCGGAACCGGAACATCGTCAATAGAGTCGACTGAACACGCTAACGTTGCGATCGCCAGCCAAGGCTCGTTTTGTGCCAGTACGGGCCCAGCAGCCTTGAAGAGCCGAAGAGTGTCGAGCGCGGTAGGCCGCCTAATGATCAGCACACGACCCATCTCGTCAGTGGTTGTGGTCGTCTCATTAGCACACCGTAATATCTCGTCAGAGGGGCGCATCAGATTCGCTGCCTCTGGGTCGCAAAGAATTCTAGTTTCTGCTTCACGCTCGTATCACCCTTCCACATACCGGCGCTTGCAAGCTTGAATACAACACCAACGAACTGATAAGTCGACACCGACCCATCGGATTCCGTTATGTACTGGTACATCGTGCCTGTCTGAACCGGCAGTCCATTGTAGTAGTTCTGCTCCAAGCCCGCGATAAAATCGTCGAGCACCGAGTTACCACGCTCTACCTCGAACGTTCCCTCCCAACCCTTCGGTAGTTCAGTTCCCAGCTGAGTTCCGTCTATTCTGGAGACACGAACTGGTGTCGTAATCTGTCGGCTTTCAAAGCCAATCACATGACTAATGTCGACTCGTCCGGTAGGACCCATAATAACGAGTTGAGTATCACGGCCGATTGAAAATGTGGTCAACGCCATCGCACGAGTTCCTTAACCAATTTGACCGCTTGGGAGGGTCTGTACGGAAACCTGCACGCTTTGGCCACCTTCGACGTTCACGATGAAGCGTTCGTTGATGGACTGATACTGAACTTGGGCATCCGACTGAACGTAACCCAGACTGGTCCGGGAGAGTGGATTATTTGAAGTGTCGCAGATCACACTAAACGGCATCGTGCCATCAACGCTTCCGAGTAGACCTTGTCCAAGCATATTGTTCAGAAAGGCAAGCTGCGTTGCCCGAATTTGTCTGAACAGGTTCTGGTTGATTACCTGGCCTACATATTGCCCCATTCCGGCAGCAAGCGTGGCAGCAATATAATTAGTCAACCGCGTATAATTGTCGCCATTTGTGACGGGATTGTTGGAGGTGTTCAATCCGCCGCGAACGCCCCAAAAGGACCCGGCCGGCTGAGGATTGCAGATCACATCGATTCCAGCGCCGAGCAACAAAGCGAGTTCAGCTGATGAGTATCCTGTGTTCCAGCCAGCCGTCGGTGTTCCCGACCTTTGACTTCCAACGACCCCATAAATCTGCTTGTTAAGACTGGATTGCTCAGGCGACAAGTTGGCAAGCCGACCAGCGACAAATCCTTGCGGCGAGACCAGACGGGTGATCCCGTTGACACTATCTGTCCACCACAGCCAATCGCCTAACATCAATTTCGCCGAATAGCTATCGAGGCCAGCGCTGTTCATCGCTTCTATCGCGTTGACGATGGTGTCCCCAGCGGGGGTCGTGAGAATCACGTAAACCCCCTCCTGCAACCCGAATAGAGCCTGAGTTGTCCAAGTTGTCAGATCGTCTGCATCGGCCAGAAGCACTAGGCCGCACCCCTGCCCCCTGCAAGCATACATGCCCGTGCGTATCGTCCCATCCTGACCGATCAAATTGCTTACAGTAATGGTCGCCGCGCCATCTGTTCCCGGCGCGGTAGATCCCAAGGCCAAGGAAAACGATGCCGGAGAAGCCGTCGTACCGCCTGACTGCAGCATGACCAACTGTGAAGGGCCTCGTTGAGTGCCCGTCCCCGAAGCTAGTGCGCTCGACACGCTGCTCCAGAAGTCGGCGCCGTTACCGGCTAAGCCATCATACAGCTCTGGAACAATGCCCGGGGCCGTAACCGACAGTAGCCATGTCGAAGGCTTCGTACCTGGACCAAGATTGACGGTGATCGAATTGCCAAGGGAACCGGTGTAGATAGCCGTGAAACTAGCGTTAGTGCCTGGCACGACCACCGTGGCAGCTGTATCGGTGCCATCTGATACACGAACACACCGAAAGTTCTGCGCCCCCTGCTGTACGGCTGTAGCGACCTGCGTGCCCATATCGAACTTCCGCGCGCTGAGTGAGCCGAACATTCTGGCATAGTCACCCATTGTGGACACGATAGATGGTTGATTAACCGGGCCCCAGGACGCCGTCCCTACTACTCCAATTACATTTGTTGGAACGCCATTAAGAACAAGATTTTGCGGCGGGACGATTTGAACATATAGATCTGGAACAATCAAGGACGTAGTGTTAACACTACCCTGCTGAATGATTGGCATATTAATCCTGCGTTGCGGCGGACATTCATTTAAGCTGTATTGAAACTGAAGTATTCCGAGCCGTTCTCAGACGGA